TAACCGGATCGATGATTCCACTTTGAATCATATTAATAAGTTCTCCCTCTCTGAAATTGTAGCCAAGCTCAACCGCACAGTTCTTCACAAGGTCAGAAATAAGGTCAGGAGACTCGCCAGCGTTCTCGGCCATTTGTCTAATCGGGGCATAGGCAGTTTCTAAAATAATATTTTTTCCTATCTCTTGATCTTCGTTTTCTAATTCGACTTGAAGGCTTTTTGTTGCACGAATTAAGGCAAGTCCGCCACCGGCAACAATCCCCTCTAACTGCGCAGATCGAACAGCTTCAAGGGCATCTTCGATCCGATGACGCTTTTCAACCATTTCAACTTCCGTAGCGCCTCCCACTCTAATAATTGCAATGCCACTAGCAAGACGAGTGATTCTCTCCTGCACTCTTTCACACTCGTGAAGGCTATCTGTTTGTTCAATCTCTCCTTTAAGTACTTCAATTCTGTTAGCGATCTGTCCTGCATCTCCATTTCCGTCCACCACCGTTGTCCATGTTTTTGAAATCTCAATTGTTTTTGCGGTGCCCAGGTGTTCCAGCTTTGTATCTTTAAGCGGAACATTAGACTCTCGACTAATAAATTTAGCGCCGGTCGCAATCGCGAGGTCTTGTAGAATACCTCGTCGCTCCTCACCATACCTTGGGGCCTTTACTGCTGCCACTTTCAACGAGCCACGGATAGAGTTCATGATGAGCGCAGCAAGTGCCTGCCCTTCAACCTCCTCCGCAACAATAATAAGAGGGCGACCTTCTCTCGCCACAACTTCAAGAACCGGCAGCATTTCTTCTACCGACTCTAACTTTGCATCAGTCACAAAGAAGAGGGGATTTTCGTATCGAACAACACCTCTTCTCTCGTCTGTAATAAACTTTGGGGAAAGATACCCCGAATCAAACCTGAACCCTTCGACCACATCAAGGGAGGTCTCAACGGAGCGGGCCTCTTCAATTGTGATTGCACCGTCTTTACCCGCAAGATCAACAGCGGTAGCAATTAACTTCCCAATAACCTCATCACCGTTTGCTGAGATGGTTGCAATGTGTTCAATATCTTCTTGGCTTGTGATTGGTTTAGATATTTCTTTTAGTTGCTCGACAATCGCTTCAACTGTCTTATCAACACCTCGTTTAATTTCGACTGGGGATGCTCCTGCGGCAATATACTTTTGTGCTTTAATATAAATACTTCTCGCAAGAACAGTTGCTGTTGTTGTTCCATCGCCCGCATCAGAAGCTGTTCTCTCTGCCGCCTGCTTAATAATCTGTGCTGCTACGTTTTCAAAGGGGTCACTAAACTTCACTGCTCGTGAAACCGTGACACCATCCTTTGTTATAAATGGGTTTTTATCCTTTGGGTGAATAATAACATTTCTTCCTCGGGGGCCGTATGTCGAAGCAACATTGTCGGCAAGTTTCTCCACTCCGGAGACAAGTTTATCTCGCAAAGCGAGATTGGATTCATACTCTCTTTCAGTCATCCTTTCCTCATCGGTTAGTTTGAATTATAAACGTAAATGGTTAGTTTGTCAAGGGTTAAACAAGTTTATTTGTTTCTTCTCTCAACGTGTCGGCATTCTTGCTTGCTTCAAGGCCTTTTCCTGTTTCACCGGCATAATAGAGATTAATATTATCAGTTAATTGTTGTAAATTACTAAAAATTACACTCAACGAACCAGACAGCTTCTCTGTGTATTTTTGTGCTAGTTTCTTTAAGTCTTCGCGAGACCCAGCATCAAAGCTTGCCACCTTGAAATCTCCATACTGAGCCGGCTTCAGAGGCCAATTTTTGGCAGACCATTTGGTTGGATTTCTAGCTTCTTTGAGGGCGCGGGTCTCGGCGTGGCTGCGCGCCATCATCTTGCTGACGCGGGCATCCAACTCTTTCTCTGATAATTCAGAGTTATCTTTTTTAAGTTTTTTCTTAAGACTCCTCCGAATAAGGTCATTCGTCTTATCAACTTCAAGCTGTTTTTTGGATTTCGTAGGTTCTTCCACGTCTATGATAATATCAGCCTCAGATCCAGCGAGACCAACGGTGAAAATAAAAAAGTCCATAGCCATGGAGTCACCTTTCGATATTTTGTGAGCCACAACATATTTTACTTTTCCACCAAATTTTGGATTTTTAAGTGCCGTCACGAGATTGCGTACATTACCACCAACAGTGCCGGGAGAGGGCTTAATTAATTTAAGACTAAGCGCTTCGACAGTGTCGTCGGCGTGTTTCTTAATTACGTCTTCAATCGGCTGGTATCGGCCACCCACCGTTGCCTCCTGTTCCCCTCCAATGATCGCTGCTAAAAAAGCCTCAAACAAAAAGCCAGCTGTACTATCATTAAAATCCTGAATTAAGGAAGCCATCACCTCAAGAAAAACCAGATTGGACATAATATTTTTAATGGATTGTTCGCGCACGCAAGCTTCGTCGCAATCCTTCAAAAAGCCTTCGACTGATTTCAGTTTCTCTGCCATCGTCGTGCCTTCAATATTTTGCATATACCTTGTGATTATTTCGCGGTCTTCGCTATCGGGATCGCCCCAGTTTTCGCTAATACGAAATTTTGGCAAAGTTATTGTTTGTTCTTCGGTTTCTCCCTTTATCCCCGAAACTGGCCCCTTTTCCAGAAGAACCGGAAACTTCTCTTCCAGACTCTCCCGGATCAAAGAGCTTAACTCATTAAACGAAAAATCAGACATCTATTTGTTCTCCTGCCTAAACAATTATATCGGCAATTCCTAATTCAACTGCTTCCTCTGCCGAAAGGAAAACATCAAGCTTCTTGTTAAATAGCTTTTTAACGTATCTTTTGCTCATGTTGGTTTCATCAGACAAGACCTTGATATAGCTTTCTTCTAGCCGGTGAAGCTCCTCTAGATCATTTTGAAGGGTGGGGAGGTATCCTCCCTGTTCTGCCTTGAGCCCATGAATCATAACTTTACAATTTGCACCAATCTGTCGGCCACCTTTCGAACCAGCCGCAAGAAGCAATACGCCAGCACTCATAACCTTTCCCAGCCCAAGGGTTAAAATCTCAGTATTTTCCCGAGTCATGCGCATCACATCATAGATAGCAAACATTTCAGAAGCAAGGCCACCGTGGGTGGAGATTAAAAACTGTATTGGGCCTTGACCACTGTAAGAATACTTTAATAAAAAATCAATAACTTCTGCACTCTTCTCTTCACCAACAGGCCCATACAACTCAACCATCCCCAAGGAGATCTCTTCTTCAACCTCAACTTCGACCTCAATCTCTTCTTCTTTCTTGCTCTTGCTTTTCTTTTTGCCCATATAATTAATTAGTCTTGTGAAGTTTATCTAACTCTCTCATGGCTTCTTTCCAGTTATTAAATTGTACAATATTTCTCAGTACTCCCGGGAAAGAGTTCTTAAAAATACTTATTGAATTCTCCTTCCAGTTATCAAGGGCCTGCTCATCGACCTGCTTGATAAAATTAATTTGTTCTTCTTCCAAATCTGATTTGGCCAGCTGTTGATATTTAAGTTCTCGAATAAATGCCAAGTCTTCAACGACAGAGCCCATCAAAGTTAAACAACGAAAGACAACCTCTTTTGCAAAAATAGAATATCTTCCCACAGAAATGATAGCAGAGCTTGCTTTATAAAAGATTGCCCCGACTGTGGCCCAAACAATTGCTGTTAATACCGAACCCATGCCCGCCTCCTTTATACGAACTTATTATACACAGCTACGGTGGTTGTTGTCAATACATTTTTAATTTCTCTTAGCTCCGGCGAAAGATCGTCGGCCACTATCTTTTTATATTCTCGGTCAAACGCGCCCTTAAGAAAAGATCCGAAGGGAAACATCCAATAATAGTTGGAAGAAGTAAACTGATGAGTCATAAATTGTGCGTTATATCTTTCCCCGCTGAGCCAATAGTATGTGGCCATTGACATACGATACCCTCTAAACTCTGCCCACGCCCTGCCAAGGCTTGGAATAGGCAGAAGGCAAAGCAAAAACAGCAAGCACCAAGGATTGATTGGATATAGCAGTGCGAACACAGCAAGAATTTGCGGAAACAAGTAAAGAAAATTAAAAAGAAGCTTCAGTCTCTTGCGATCAAAGAGGTGAACATATTCGTGAGTAAGAATAATAATCGAAGAAAAGTTATTAGATTCCCAGCGAAGCTTCGATGGAACATAAACCTTGGGATAAAAGGTTGTTACAAACCTTCCCATGAAGTCAGGTGTAAAAAATAATATCTTTGAAAGGATTTTCATCCAAAGACTTTCAGATTTCTCTACAACCTCAAAGCCTGGGATTTTCTCGCGGATATGTTCTTCGACCAGGAGTCTTACTTTCGTCCGCTGACTGAAAGTAAGCTGTCGCCAGCGCATCAGCCAAACTCTTTTAGTAAGCGTTTGGCAACTCGTCCTGCAACTCTCTTAACGAGGTCTTCGGTCAATTTCTCGTCGTCAACCACTTCGACACCGGCTTCGGCGAGCATGGCGGCAACCGTATCTAAAACTTCGTTGGTTTTGGAGGGCACTGACGTATCAGTGTCCAACATACCTTGAACGCCCTTCCCTACCTTGCCAAGAAAGTCGGTGGCATCTTTCGGCAGTTTCGTCTTCGTGTCGCCAACTTCGCCCTCACCACCTTGCTTCTTGGCTTCTGGGGGGCTTTTGTCTCCACCCGAAGTGCCGGCGGAGGAGGCGGGGGCCGCTTTCCCATCGATGGGTGGCACGGCCTCTCTAAGATAAGTTCTGACTGCCTCCCTGAGAAAGTCGTAGAAGCGGGCTTCATTGAGGTCTGCATCAAGGGGTTTTCGTCCATGAGGCCGAGGACTATCCCTATAATCAACGGGTTCGCTCTCAGCGTGGGACTGTGTCAACTCGCCGGGTTCGACCTGGATCTTGCGGCTATGCGGCAAATGAGTGCGGGTGGTGGGTTCATAAAGGCCCTCGCGTCCGCCAGTATCTAAAGGCCCCACGGCGTCTTCACTGAGTTCTTCCTCGGGGAATTCTTCTTCTTCACCGTTGAGGTCGCCTTCAAGGTCGCCTTCAAGGTCGCCTTCAAGGTCGCCTTCAAGGTCGCCTTCAAGGTCGCCTTCAAGGTCGCCAAGGTCGGCTTCGCCCTCGGCGCCTTCGATTTCAACTTCGACATCGAGTTCTGCTGCAACGGCCTGGACAACGCGCTTCAAGAGATCTTCGTTATCACTGCCCTCGGCAGGAACTTCTTCTTCGGGAGGTAGAACATCCACGTCTTCTTCGGGAGGTAGAACATCCACGTCTTCTTCAGCGCCGAGAATTACTTCCCCTTCTTCTTCGTCGTCGCGATTGTAATCATACGACATCTCTCTAATAACGTTGTCGGCGATAGGCTTAAGAGCCGCAAGTTTCATAAATCTGCGAATAGTTCCTTCGTTAAGAAGCTTCTTACTCATAATAAATTCTCCCTTAAAGATAAGTTTCTGTCAGTAAGTAGTTAAAAAAGGATAAAACGGACTGTTTAGTTGATATTTCGCACTTTGCGATTAAGCTTCTTGAGGGCCTGATCTTGGATCTGTTTTATCCGAACAAAACTCAAAGCCAGCCTCTTGCCGACTTCCCGCAAAGTTAAACTTCCATGCTTATTGACGGCAACGATGGTACAGTTCAAATCCTTCTCGTATTCGAGCCAATATCTACATTCTTTTTGTTCACAAGGCTTATTCGTGTTTTGGCATATTTCGTGACACTTCATAAATCAGGGTGCTCCTTTTCTAATAAATCAAAAATACTCTCTACCTCATCATTCTTGAGGGCAAATTTTGTTTCAACCTCTCTTTTCTTCTCATAGGTCTTTTCTATCTTTTTTCTTTTGACTTTGTTTTGAATTGAATTTAATTCTTTGTGTTCTGCAAGAATGGCCATAATTCTTTCATCTTGTTCGAGGTAGGCACGGGTCAACAGCCTAAAGAACTCTGATTGTTTAATATTATCATATTGCCATCTAATTTTTAGATCCGCATGCTTTTTTGGCATCTCATAATAGATGACCCTCTTGTGTTGATCACTCATCGCCTAAAACATCGTCCAAAAAATTAATCAAATAATTATCCGAATACCCGGAAAGAGAACTCGGGCGCTCTGGATATTCAATCTCTCTTCCGTCCCCGTTCGTAAACAAAAAGACAGTAGGAACTCCGCCGACCTCAAACAAATCTGTGAGATGGTCTTGGTCAATAGAATCAATGATGGCAAACTTAACTCGCTCGTTATACTTGTAACTAAGCCGCCAAAGCACAGTATTGAGCCCTCTGCACAAATGACAATTATCGTGTTTAAAGGCAACTAGAACTGGCATTGAAGAGTTTAGGACCTCATCTTCAAAATTCTCAAGGGTCAATTCTACCATTTTTTACCTCCTCCGTGATCTTTTTAGCTGCTTCCCAGCAGGGTGGACAATAAAGATTGACTTCTTTTTTTTCTTTACGAACAATTACATACCAAGTCATTGCCATCTCCCGGTTCTTCTTGTCAAAGGGTGTTTCGCAAGCCAAACAGCAAGATGGTGTCTTGTCGAAAAGGCTCATCTTTTGAGCCAATTCTTTTTCCAATTTCTTACCTTTCTTGTTTTTTATTTTAATACTCACTTCTTATCCGTAGAGCCAAGTGCGCCGTCGCCACGATCACTAACTGTGATGGGATACCAACCATAAAGGTTATCTTCGCTGGTGGCAATCGCCCTGAAGTGGACCACCGGGACCATCACCACTTGTGCAACCCTCTCCCCTGGCTTTATGTACCGCACATCGCGTCCAATGTTATGAAGATTAACGAACACTTCGCCGTCATAGCCAGAATCAATAACGCAGGCGCCAACAATTAAGTTTCTCTTTGCCGCCATGCTTGATCGATTTTTCACCTCCAGCATATAGCCGTGTGGCACGCCAAATTTTAAGCCAGTCGGAATAATCACAGATTCCCACGGTTCAACAATTAGAAGGTCGTGTGAAATTCCCTTCTTTTTCGAAAGATCCGGGCTGTAGCAAATATCCAACCCTGCGTCAGATGGATTCGCCCTCACGGGGGGATATACATCCTCTCTAATCATATAATATTCTAATAACATCTCTCCTCCTTGTTTCTGTGTTTATCCAACCATCCGAAAGAATCTTCGAATGGATCGCGTTGAGAAGCCCCACTGCTCGCTATATTCTAATCTAGCCATGTACGGCCTGTTAATGAAGACCCGATCCTGTCCCGGCTTTACACCCCAACACTTTATCTTTGTAACTTTGTTTGTTGCATCGACCGTATCAATAACCCAATAATCTTTGCCGTTTTTTGTCTTCTTGCGATCAATTTTGCGAGGAATAAACCACACAAGGCCAAGATCTGGGTCATACTCTGAAATCGGTGGCACACACTTTTCTTCAAACTTATCGAGCAAATCTTGAGTTACAACCATACTCATCGGGAATACTCCCGTCAAAGTCGTAAGAAATTCTATTTTCTCTTCTTCCGTAAACTCCCCCTCTGGGGCATACAGGGGGATATTCGCATCCAGGTCCTTCTGCTTCCGTGGCCTATCCACGGCGACGCAGGACCAAAAGTGTTTAAGGCCCGTAAATCGATCATCAATCAAACAATTGAGTGCCTGACTGCGCACGAGAACGTCAACTGCCTTCTTGTTCAATTTGCTGTATGATATTTCCTCGTGGAATAGAAACTCTTCAATCGTGTTAAAGGGCCTGTGGTTCATAATTTGCTCCACAGCCTTGGCTCCCAACCCCTTAATTGAGGTCAAAGGCTGAACCAGGGTTTTCCCGTCTTCCAGAATAGACCAAGAGGTCGTGGATGCATTCACATTCATTGGTTCAATCTTAAACCCAAAGCTCTTCGCAATATTGATTGCCTGCTCCTTCCTGCTCTCTGGTTCTCGTCCAAGAAAGGCGGCCATCCATTCAGCGGGATAATAATTAAACAGCCACGCACACTGGAATGAAATAAAACAATAACTTACTGCGTGAGACTTATTAAACCCATATCCCGAGAAATACTCAAACGTGCCCCATAGTTTTTCTGCGGCATGTCTGGCAATCCCCTTTTCAGTGCAGCCTTCAATAAACTTGCCCTTGATTAAGAGCATCTCTTCCGCACCCTTCCCGGTTCCCTTCTTTGTCAAGAGCTTGCGAAGTGCGTTCCCCTCATCAAGAGAAATGTTCTTACCGAGCTTGTGGGCAAGAATGGCTATCTGCTCCTGAAAGATAAGAAACCCGTACGTATTCTCTGTGTGTTCCCGCACTATGGGATGAATATATTTAATGTATTGTGGGTTTGCTTTCGCCTCAACATAATCCTTATCTACCTTTGCGCTTAGGGGCCCTGGGCGATAAATTGATGTTATTGCTGCGAGGTCAATGATGTTTGTCGGCTTTGCTCGCACACAAAGGTTTTGGGCACCCTTCTGTGTAAACTGAAAGACCCCGGCAAACCTTCCCTCTTGGAAGATGTTTTTCCAAATTTCTTGATCGTCCGTATCAATAACATCTGGATGTAAGTTTTTATTATAAAACTCTGTGACCTCGGCCATCGTTGGATTTTCAACCCCACGCTTATTGCGAAGAATATTGATAATCGCTTCCTCGATCATCTCGATTGTTGATAAGCCGAGGATATCGAACTTGATAAACCCCATCGGTTCAAGGTGTCGGGCGTTCTGGCCCTCGGTCCAGGGGGTTTGTCTGACACCGCCAGAATTGACCAACGGCATATATTTATCTAATTCCTCTCCGATGACGACGCCTCCGGCGTGCCTAGACACAGAACGGATCTGGCCGTGCAATGCTTCAATGTGGGTCTTAATCTCGGAATATTTCTGAAGAAAATTTTGCAGGGATTCACTATATTGCATTACTTCTTCAAATGTGGGATTATAAACACCAGCGGTGATGCCGTGCTTCTTCTTGGCCAGGGGGGTGGCCTCCAGCAGCATTTTACTTGTTACATTATTAACTTCCGTAAAGGGAACATCATAAAACTTTGCAATATCTTTGATTAGTGATCGCAGCCCCAAGGTATTAAAATTTGAAATTGGGACAACGACGTTATTGCCCCACTTATCAATCAGGTGTTCCTTGAGGCGCATCGGATTGGCCACGTCATAATCGATATCAGGATACCCAGAGCCCCCTCTCGTGAGAAATCTCTCAAAAAGAAGGTCGTGTTCAAGCGGATCCACTTGGGTAATATCCAATAGATAAGAGATCAATGCCCCTGCGGCTGAGCCTCGGGCTGGTCCGACCAACGATAGGCTTTGTGCCTCATCACTCACGGCCTTCATCGTGAGGAAGTATTTTGCGAATCCGCGTTCCTGGATAACAGAAAGTTCCTTTTCTAGCCGATCAACATAGACTTCAATTTCATTAAGATTTCTTTTTTTAAGGCCTCGGATGCAAAATTCCCTCAAGGCCTCATCGGCATTTTCACATTCATCCGAGACAACAAACCCGGGGAGCCGAACTTTGGCGTCTGGATAGTAATCCTCTATTCTTTCTGTCGCAATGTGGTGTGTTCTCTTGATAGAATCCAACACCAGTTGATCATCATATTCAAATCCGGCCTCAGCAGAGTAATTTTTATAAGCTTCCCACATTTGGTTGCCATTCTTTGGATATAGCTCGTATCCAATCTCGTCTACAGACGCTGGGAGTTCTTCGCTCAGCCACGATGGCTTCTTTTTGCCGAGCCAAGCCAACCTTTTATAAAGCTCTCTATCTTTCCAGGCCTCGGGCCTTGGATAATGAGAATCAGCTGTCGAGACCAACTCAATGTTGTATTCTTTACAAACTTTAATAACATATTGATTTAGTTCGTGTTGTTCTGGAATGTTGTTCCATTGAACCTCCCCGTACCACCGATCACCGAAGATACCAATCATTCTTTCGGAGGTTTCTCGCATCGCTCGCAGAACACCCTCTTCGCCAGCGTCTCTATTCTCCCAGTAATTTCCAGCGTAAATGCCGCCAAGACAAGCGCTAGTAGCAATAAGGTTAGAGCCATATTTTCTAAGAATTTCGTAATCCACCCTTGGATAGCGGTAAAAATTCTTTGGTTCGTAGCTCTCGGAAATAAGCCTATAAAGATCATTTAAACCCTCCTGGTTTCTCGCAAGCAGAACTAAGTGCCGTCGCCTATTCAAAATGTTTTTTATTTTTCTCGCTTCGTCTTCGACAACGGT